CAGTTCATGTTGAACCCGAAGCTATCTGATGCTGATCGATACCCACTAAAGATAAACGATCTGATTATATCTGATGTGGATGTAGACCTAGCTCCTGAAAAGATCGTGTGGTCCTCTGACCCGGATAATACGGATCGTGATCTACCAAATGTCGGATTGGCGGGGGATCGATTTAGGAGACCCTCTTCCACTGTAGGTGATATGATACCGTACACAGGGTCTGTGTTATCTATTGACCCATCAGGGCGTGGTAAGGACGAGACGGGGTACGCTGTGGTAAAGATGCTTAACGGACAACTGTACGTACCTGATGCGGGTGGTATAAAAGGTGGATACGACGAGAAGACCCTTAAACAACTGGTAGCTATAGCAAAAGATAACAAAGTTAATATCGTTGTTATAGAGTCTAACTTTGGAGACGGTATGTTCATGGAGCTGATTAAACCGTTGTTTCGTACCACTTACCCAGTAACTATAGAAGAAGTACGACATAACAAACAAAAGGAGCTACGTATCGTTGATACCTTAGAACCTGTACTTAACGCTCATCGTCTAGTCATCGACCCTTCTGTTATAACAAATGATTACAGATCAGCTCTTAGCTACCCTATAGAACAACAAACCAGATATATGTTAATGTATCAGTTATCTAGGATAACAAGAGATAGAGGATCACTAGTACACGATGACCGTCTTGACGCTCTATCAATCGCTGTTGGTTATTGGACGCAGCAGATGGCTGCTAACGCTGACCAATCGATGGTTGATAGACAACAAGAACTACTTCATAAAGAACTACAAGACTTCACTGATAGCTTCCATAAGCGTAATAACAAAGCTGTAGCTGTCACTTGGATGTAGTCGCTATCGCTCCTCCTACTTAATAACAAACCTTTGATTACTGTTATAGCTGTTATATAAGGTGATGACGTAGTTAGTGTAAATACAGTTTTATTGTTATAGCTATATCTTATATAAACACACCTATCCTTAAAAACTTATTTATAGATCACGTTATCAATCAGACCGTTTAGAGATGTTAGCGAAAGAACGAATGTATGAGCTAACTAAACAACGGATGTATTGATCTGATGGAGCTGTAGCGTTTGTATTGGTCGTTATGTAACGAAGTGGAATAAAATAGCTACAACAAGTATCAGCTAATGTAACCTCTAAAGCAGTAGTTGCTTATGGCTTATTAACAAGAAATACGATACGTACGATCTCAAACCGAAGGGACGTTGTAAAGCATAAAAGTTAAAGATGTAGTAAATAACAGATGTACAGCTTGGTCGTCGATTTACCTATGAAAACGTCTCGATGAAAGATCGCTTCGCTCACTTCAACGCTATTACTCGCTTTGCTCGACAATAGCTATACCTATGTTATATTGAAGTGATGAACATCAACGAACAAACGGACACGCTACAGTACGAACTGGCTAAGCTGGTATATAGGTTCAAGAGCGAATACGATCTTAACGATTACACTATAGCCGGATGCTTAGACTTCTGTAAGCTGTCAGTACTCACCGATACAGATGATGTTATATTTGCAGGAGAACCTGACAACGCATTAGACATGCTAAATACTGGAGAACTAACAGAGGACACCGATGAAGAAGAAACCGACAACACCGACGAAACATTGCCCCACTTCTAAAGACGCACCTGCTTCGACAGCTGCTTCTGACCTACCGATCATCAAGATCGTCTCTGAAGAAGAGGAGATGCACATAAAGATGGAACTGGAGATGGAAGATGAAACACACGAAATGCTTGTTAAATGGGGCAAAGAGGTAGCATCCGATGAAGATTACATCAATATCGCCATTACAGACGGTATAAAGCATCTTATATCAAGCGATAAGTAGCACTTTGCTACAGCTGTTCGAAAGGTTTCGGCAGAAAAATCTGAACGGGTTACGCTATATACGGGCGAAGTTTTTACCCCCGCATGTACCCGCAAGATTCTTATAGGGGAGGGTATGTTATTTCGTACTATATACATTATGTCTAATTAGTTTTGTTGATTATCAAGGACTTATGTAAACATCGCCAGTTCATCCGTCAAAAGCTTCTCTTTTTTTCGCAAATCGACAGATCAACAGGGTGGATTGCGTCAGTTGTTGATCGATCAAAGCTTGGTTATCGTATCAATCTATCATGATGCGTTGATGCGTCTTTGTATATTTCTTATTCTTTTTTCGCGTTCCACTTTCATTTTAAATTGAAACGATTGAAGCGATTGAAGCTTTCATCAGGTCATACCTTAAAACTTTACCTCTAAAACTTTTTCGCAATTCTATTGACAAGCTTTCGGTTTTCGGTCAATAGGTGAATCATGCTTTGCAATTCAGCGATGCATTCAAATCAAAATTATCTTATGAGTGAGCCAATCCAACATATATTCACCTTCCAAGCTATCAATAAGCCCGTAGCTTTGGAACTTTGCAACTTAATCGATAAGATCAGCAGTAAGCTATCAAGTGACGAAAAAGAAAAGCTTGTCAGCTACTATGGCTTTGAGAACATCTTCGGAAGTAGCTATTGGGAAGGCTTTCAAATCGAAGAAAACAATTAATAACAAATCAAAACAATCAAAAATACAGAATGAATACTACAAAATTAGAACCTTGGAACATCAAACAACTTTATTCTGCGATGCTTACTGATTTAGAATCTTGTCAAACTGACCTTGAAAGAATGATATGTTCCACTATTTGCAAAAAAGAAATAAGAGAAAAAGCAAAGGAATTTTCAAAGACTCGAAAGCTAACACCATGCGAAATCGCTATTTTAGAAAGCATTTAATCAATAAACACCAAAAATACAAAATGAATAAACAAATCGAAAAACTCTGGGATTTAATTGTTAATTATGAATTAGCAACTGAATCCACCTTGCAACTTGTCACTCGCTTAAATGGCTACACCTTAGAAACTATGGAAGATGTTTTGTATGCGTTGACTGGTTACCATTCTTATGACCAATTCATGGAAAACGAAAGATAAGACTATGAAACTAATAAACAAACTTCCAAGCTCTGCCGACATGATCGACAAAGAGGTAGACAAGCTTTTCACACCTGCACCACTTGAAAAGTTCGTTCCGTTTATCTTACTTGGATTCTGGATGGCTATCTTGTTTGCTATCTTTTCATCCTAAACCTTAAATCTATACCATAAAATGAAAACACTTAGAGAATTAAAACCATCCAGAAACGCATTCATCCATCCTTGGGCTGTTTATACAGAATACAAAGGCAATCGTTATTTATTTAGTAATGAGAATGATGGTTGGACAGCTGAAAGAGTAGCAAGCGAATATCAAACTCGATACGATCAAGCATCATGGTTTATTACTAGCATGTACGATTCAACTTGCATATCTGGCAATCAAACAGCATTCAAACAAGCTTATAAATCCTAAACCTTACCTGACCTTACAAAATGAATACTTACAACATCGGCTTTAATCCACTTTGCTTTCAAAATAACGGCAAAGCTCTTTACATCCACGGCAATCAATATGGCGAAAGCTCAAATGCTTTTCAGTTGTCGTCTGATTGGCTTCCAATAATGGAATCTCAGTTTGATAACGGCTTATCTGAACATGGAAAAATCCGTCAATATGTAAAGTCAACTGATAAAGACTATCCAGTCAAATGGCTTGCAAACTAACCGACTAACCTTACCTGACCGTGAAAATAGAACAACCAACCGACAACTCTCTTTATGTGACCATTGGCAACTTTACCTATTACTTTGACGATTCAATAGATGGTGAGAATATCGTAAAACGATGGCGTACAGACGAACCTATACCGGATGTCGAAGATATAAATAAAGCTTTTGAACTAACCGAGTCGTTATCGTGTCAGTAACCATATACCTAACCGATCACAACGGGCGAAAGGTTGCGTTCTTCTATCGAATAGATAGCGAGCGATACCTTACCTGTCCACAGCTTATATGGGCTTGTCGTCAACATCCTGAGTATCAAGGCACAGCGGAATCAAAGGAACATTTCATCGAACAAGCAAAAGATGTCATGAAACAGCTCAATAAAATTTCACAAAAAACCTGTTCAACTTGTGAAAAAATTCCGTGTGACACTTGTGGGTTGACTTCTCCAAAAATGGAGGCACAACTTACCTGTCCAGATTGCTTAATAAATGACCAGTAACAACGAACCGACTTTCCTAGACATGAACGACCTTGATAACGACCACATCCGTGCTTTGATCCATCATTACTTGTCCGTCCGTGAAAAGCTTCCGGATAATTTAACTGTCCGTGACAGGCTGGAGGAGCTACAAGCTGAGCTGATTAACCGAGCGTCCACAATAGAGGGCG